ATTGTCCACCTGATTGCCATGTATGTCTTGGTACTACATGAGATACATCGTTTGCTCCAAGTAGTTTATAAGCAAATACATTTTGATGTGCTTCTCCTAATTGATCTAATGTATCTGCTGGTGTAAAAGGTGTTGTGTCTACTGTATCAGAAGTTGTTAAAGACCAGACATCTGATTTACCAATACCAACATATACACTAGTACCAGCATCAGCAATATCTGCTTTAAAGTTTTCTGCGTTCAACGTTCTGAATTTAGATGTTACTATTGCCGTCATTTTTTATTTCCCGTTAATTTGTGTGAATAAAAGAATTCACGTTATATTTATTTATATCAGTTATAGAAGTACTTTGTAATTGAGTATCACCTAATACCTCAATTGTTTCATTAAACTCGTATAATCTATTACTATTTAATACGTTAGTTTTTTGGCTATAATAATCATTACCAGGCTGTGTTCTATAACCTGATGCTTTAACTAATATATCATAGCCACCCATTGTTTTTGTTGATGTTGATGATTGTGTTATTGTCCAATTACCTGAACCTAATTCACCTATTGTTAATAACCCACCATTATATAACGTTCTACCAGTTACAGATCCTGAACTTTGAACTGGGTTTGTTTGTCTATTAAATTGTGGATCATCATATGTATGATTCAATTCTAAAATTACTGTTTGATCTTTGTGTTTTACTCTATCTTCATGCTTAGCTCTTGATGCCAAGTAAATATCTGGATTTAAAAGATAATTAGCACCAGCATTTATAATAGTTGCTGAAGCTATTTCAGATGGAGTTAATTGTGCTTTTGCAGTAGCATTACCCGTAAATGATATCGTTGGTAATTCAACATATCCAGAGCCAGGATTAATTATTTCGACATGAGAAACTGATCCATTTTCAATGTGAGCTACTGCTGTTGCTGTAGTTCCTGATGGAGGTGCAGAGATTACAACTGTTGGAGCAGAAGTATATCCAGTTCCTCCACTCAATAATTCGATATGCGATACTGAAGTTGGTTGTAAAAGATACTTAGCTGTAGCTGTAACGTTACTTGATAATGGAACTCCGAATTCATCTTTCGAAGTAGGAGCGCTTATTCTAATTAATGGTGGTTGACTATAAGATTTATTTTCATTAGCAACTACACTAATAGAAGCCACTTGACCAACATTCGGATTACCTGCAACACTTGCGAATGCTGACTGATAACCTGAACCTCCACCACTAATTGTTACAGCATTTATTTTACCTTCACTATCAATAGTACAAGTTACAGTTGCTGCGCTTATTGTCTGTCCACTAAGTGCTACACCATTTACTGTAATTGATGGAGCTGATGAATATCCAAATCCAGCATCACTAATTGTGGCACCTGTTACAGATCCACCTGAAACTGTTAAAGCGATAGAAGCCGATTTATGGATTTCAGCAAATGTAAATGGTAAGAATAATGAACCAAACATTTCTACAAGTATTGGTAAGTCTTCAATACCAATTACACCAGGTTGTTTACCTGGCATCGATGATAATGTAAACCTTGGTGTTTCTGCTGTACCTGAAGGATATTCTCTAAATCTTAAATTACCAGTTGGTCTAAAATCTCCGCCTGATGGATCTGTACCACCAGCATAATTTTCTAAGAATGAAGATTCTTTTTCATCATCTCCTAAAGCTTCTCTTGTAGCAAATAATTGAAGTAATATCTCAGCGAAATATTTAAATCCAGCTGGATGAACCAATCGTGCATAGACATCATTCCATGAAGAAAGGTTCTGACCAGTTCTAATTAAGTAAGAGAACTTTTGATAAAAATCTGAATCATGTATTTTAATATCATCTGATAAAAATCCTTTATTATCAAGATATTGTCCTAAACCAGTATCATAATTACCTGATGAAGGAATTAATGTTTTATTATATGGGTATTCAATCTCAACTGTATCATTAAATAATAATCTAAAGAATACTTCAATTGAATCTGAAGAACCTCTTATTTTATAATAATCAATAATAGATTTATAGAGAGATCTTTTATTTACTTGAATAGAACGAGGGATTACAGCCGCAATTTCTTTTTGAATTAATTCTAAATAATTTGCGGCTGCGCTATCAATATCCATCGCTTCTTCAATTGTATTAAGAGCGTATGAAGCACCAGGGCCAGCCCAATATTTAATGGGCGTTGTAAGTGTGGCAGTTTGTGTATTATACGAAGATAATCCTGTAACAGTAAATGTTTTACCAATCTCTGAAAGAGAGTTTGCTAAAGACCCAGGGAGATTATTACCATTAGTGATTGCTACGTTTTCATCACTTAATGTTATTGTTGTAATTGTTCCATCTGCTGCTGTTACAGTTAATGTTGAATTAGCTCCATCTTCGTCAGTAAAGAAATGATCATTCTCACTTCTTGGATCTGATATTCTAAAGACAGCTTTATTATCTAAAACAACATCTGTATAAACTTCGTCTTGTTGATATATAAACTCTTCTAAGTTCATATAATCATAATATGCATTTAATAATGTTTCAATACTAGAAGCATTCGAAAGAATCTCAGAAGGAATTAACTCCTGAGTTCTTAAATCTTCTTTTGTCTTTTTCTTTGAAGACGCTACCGATTCTATATAACCAGGTGATGCGTTATCCGAAGAAAATAATGTATTGTCTTTATGTGCCATACTTATCTAAGCCTTGAGGTCGTTGTATAATTAATTGTACCTGACGAACCTGATAATGCAATTGTATCTACACTTGGTGTTACGGTTACTCTCAAAGGATCAATAGAAATTAACTGATTTCTGAGAGGAGCAAGATCAAGTGAATTAGGTGTAACTGTAATTCGTATTGCGGCAGTTGTATCTGGTCTAAAGTTATTTAATGTTATAATACCTTTTTGATGATCAACAGTTCCTGCATTATTTACCACAGTAACATTTACACCATTCACAATCTTGTATATAATAACCTTACGATTATTTTCATTAGTAATCTCTGTATCTCCAAAATAAACTGTTTCACCATTTAAAAGGAAAGGAGTAGAAGAGATTGTATGTGTTGTTCCACCTGCTCTATATAATTCTTCGACAAATTTTAATTCGAAGTTATTATCTGCATTATTAGCAGGTGTAATGTTCATAAACATATAAGGACGAACGGAACTATTCTGAATAGCAGGATCCGCGTTGTCAATCGCTCTTAATAATTGTGAATGTCTAAATACACCATCGAATTTTTCTAGTTCGTTAAAGTTATAATCCGAAATAGTATCTCTGACAACAGATTCGAGTTCGACAGCCGAACGATCTGTGAGGTTAGGATTATATTTAAAATTAACGTCAAGTTCTAAATACGTAAAGGTAGGATCGACCATTTCAGGAGTAATTGAAACTACGTTCTTACCTTTTAAGATTGTACCCGTGATATTATCTTTTTCTGATTGTGTAAGGTTATCTCCGACCAGAGGCTTAATTGAGATAAACACTTTACCAAAATCAGGTGGATCATTATCTTCTCCACCCCAGCACGAAATGGATGAGATGTTGGAGAAGGATTTTTGAATGATCGCACGATAATCATCGGAGGTTACGGCTCTATTCTGAGAGGTAAAGGTGAGAGGAGCATTGAATCGAATAGACTCATTAGTCTCTTTCTCAGTTCCACCAGAAGCGGCCGCGACTGTGGTAATCGAAACATTGGAAAAGCCGCCGACATTGTCGACGATTGTAAATGTATTCGCACCATTGGACTCTGAACCTTCTGTAAAGATATAATCGAGAGTCACGATATTATTATTAGTAGGTTTATTACCAGTTACTCCATCACCGAAATAGATTTCATAATATTCATTGGCGTTTTCTTGTAGGTAATATACCTTTGAGTCTGCGTCCACATTTAACAGAGACTCGAATTTTGTATAGTTGTCGAATGCAGTGGACTCTTCGTTAGCCTGAACCAGGACACGTAGTGTCGAAGTATCTGCATCATCGTCAGATAACTGAAACTTCTGATTTTCGATATCATTGTCCACTCTGTATTTCAGTTCTTTTCTTGTACCCTCGACAATAGTTACATTGTTAAACGTAAAGGTTCGAGTCGCAGGCGACGTAGAATCATCAGTTTCCAGGAGAGCACTTTGCTCGTTAAGGACCACATATCTAAATTCTGTGCCGTCCACATTAGTACTGAGCTTTGTTCCGCGAGGTAACGTCAGAGTGGAAGGGACGGTACCAGTTTCAGAGGTGACCTCGACGACGAGATTAACTCGTGCACGAGGAGAGAGGACGGACCTAGGAATATATCCGAGGAGTTTCGCACGTGTCACGATATTGCCGCGAATCTGAGCTGAGTCGAGGAAGGCTTCGTTCAGAGAGAAGTGAGCGGTCATCGCATTATAATGAGTATTATAGGCGAGGACATCCAATAACGTAGAAAGGCCGGAGCCTTCGAAATCATAGTCATTAAATTCTGACTGTGTTTTAAGATAGTTCTTTAGATTCTTCTTTATCTGATCGAAATCTAATTCTGTTACGTTTAAATTCTGTGCCATAGTTATTTACCTAATTCTTCTTAATACGATTTCTACATCTTCCTCTCTATCAAATTCTTTTATTAAGAAAGATACAAAGATACTATATGCATTCTCGTCTCTGAGATCCTGTACATTAATATCTAATATTTTAATTCTGGGTTCATGTTCTGTTAATGTTCTTTCTATATTATCCTTTATAGCCATTCGCGTAATTGCGTCAGCCGGCTCAAACAGAAGGGCTCGCAAATTAGCTCCTATACTATGATTAAAAGGACGCTCATAGAAATTAGTTAGCAATAAGTTCTTTACTGCATTACGTATTGCATTGTCATCTCTTAAAGGAACAATGTCTTTACGTATAGGGTGTAGTACTAAAGATAAGTCAAGGTCACGCCATTGTTTACTACGAGAATCAAGGGATGACTTTTTATAGTTATCTGATATACTCTTATCTGATCTTATTAATGTACTCATACTAGTATTTATATAATCCTATCTGTAGTTTAACGTTTTTTCCGAACGGGTTTCTGGAGCATTTTTCGCCAGAAAATTTTTTTTCTCGGTAACGTTTTGAACGAAATCTCAGAATCTAAAAATGGTCGGGGATGCTAGACCCCCCATTACCAGCTGAGGTTTTCTGACTCATATAAAACGTGCCCTTTACTTTTTCTCTATAATGTGTTATAATATTAGGTCCCACCTGTAGGTTTCTCAGTGTCGACATCCTTATCAGCATCAGTTGTAGTGCCTCCAGTTTGGCCGTGTTTGTGGCCTGTCAGAGTGACACTCTCCGTGGCTGAGTCACACTTCGCTTTTACCTCGCCTGTTACATCTAACTTACCTGTAATCTTTGTGTCTCCGTCCATTAGAATGACATCGTTCTGAGCGTTTATCTTAATAGTACCATTTGATTCTATTAGTATAGTACTACCAACCGCATGCTTGATGTGCACTCGTTCCTCGCCAGAGGTATTATCTAATTCAATTAAGTGTCCTGCCTTTGACTTATATACTTTATTGGTCTCCGAGGATTCTGGTGGTATATCAATAGTGCCTTCTGTCTTAGTAGGTAT